AGTGAGGAAACTTGACTACTCAATCCAAATTTCAAAACTTTTCTACGAACGTTTCATTAAGAATGGAGAGATTAGCCTATTCTCACCGAATGACGTACCAGGTCTCTATGATGCTTTTGGTACTGATTCATTTGACGACTTATATGTTCATTACGAACGAGCTCAAGATGTTCCAAGAAAAACTATCGGGGCACAGGATCTCTTTCTAGACCTTTTGAAGGAAAGGGCAGAGACTGGTCGTCTTTACATTATGAATATTGATCATTGTAATTCTCACTCATCCTTTATGGATAAGATTGAGATGAGCAATCTGTGTCAAGAAATTACTCTACCTACGAAACCTTTACAACATATTGATGATGAAGATGGGGAAATTGCTTTGTGCATCCTTAGTGCTATTAACATTGGTAAAATTAGGGACCTTGAAGATCTTGATGTTCTTTGTGATCTTGCTGTCAGGAGTCTTGATGAACTCATTGACTTTCAAGGATACCCCGTCAGAGCAGCAGAGATTGCCACTAAGGCACGTCGTTCGTTAGGTATTGGTTATATTGGTCTGGCACACTACCTTGCCAAGCACGGATACAAATATGATAATCCAGACTCTTGGAAACTTGTTCATGATTTGACCGAAGCATTCCAATATTATTTGATTCAGGCAACTGTCAACGTTGCAAAAGAAAAGGGTGCATGTGAGTATAATCATCGCACTAAGTATGGGAATGGAATTCTCCCGATTGATACATATAAACATGATGTAGATGAAATTGTGCCGAATGAGCTTCAGTACGATTGGGAGAGTCTTAGAACTCAGGTTTTGGAACACGGGGTACGGAACTCAACATTGTCCGCACAAATGCCTTCGGAGAGCAGTTCCGTTGTGTCAAACGCAACAAATGGAATTGAACCACCTAGAGGATACTTGTCCGTTAAGAAATCGAAGAAAGGTCCTTTGAAGCAGATAGTTCCACAATATGGAACCCTTAAAAACAATTATACGTTGCTTTGGGATATGCCTGGGAATACTGGGTATATTAATATTGTTGCAGTTATGCAGAAATTCTTCGATCAAGCAATTTCTGGAAACTGGTCCTATAATCCAGAGCATTATGAAAATTCTGAAGTTCCTGTTAGTGTAATGGCACAGGATCTTTTAACTACATATAAGTATGGTTGGAAGACCTCTTATTACCAAAATACATACGATAATAAAAATGATGAAGTAGAGGAATCTACGGAGTCTCTTGATAGTTTAATTTCTCAATTAGAAAACGCGGAGGAGGAAGACTGTGAGTCTTGTGCAATTTAAGACCAACAAAGAGGAAAGACCAGTGGTCGAATCCATGACCGTTTTTAATTCGGAGGAAGTGGATACCAAAAAGCAACCAATGTTCTTTGGAAAACCATTGGGTATTCAAAGATATGATTCTTACAAGTACCCAATTTTTGACAAACTTACAACACAGCAACTGGGATATTTCTGGAGACCTGAAGAGGTGTCTCTCCAGAAAGACCGTGGCGATTATCAATCATTACGTCCTGAACAGAAGCATATTTTTACTTCTAATCTGAAGTATCAGATCATGCTTGATTCTGTTCAGGGTCGTGGTCCTGGTATGGCATTTATCCCATACTGCTCTCTGCCTGAATTGGAGGCATGTATGGAGGTCTGGGGGTTCATGGAGATGATCCACAGTCGTTCATATACTCACATCATCAAGAACATTTATCCTGACCCCTCTGATGTATTTGATCATATTCTGAATGATGATCGCATTGTTGAACGTGCCATGACAGTTACTCAGGCATATAATGATTTTATTAATGCAGCACATCATTATGATAATTCTAATGATTGGCAACATGCACTGGAGCAAGTTCCTTATGCAATAGAATCCAGATATGAACTCAAGCGCAAACTCTTCAGAGCAGTTGCGAATGTTAATATCCTTGAAGGAATTCGCTTCTATGTTTCTTTTGCTTGCAGTTTTGCTTTTGGTGAACTTAAACTCATGGAAGGAAGTGCAAAGATTATCTCACTGATTGCCAGAGATGAGAATCAGCATCTTGCCATTACTCAGAATATTCTGAAGAAGTGGAGGGAAGGTGATGATCCTGATATGGCAAAAATCTTCAAAGAAGAAGAACAATGGTTGATTGATGCATTTGAAAACTGTGTTAATCAGGAAAAACTTTGGGCAGAATATCTGTTTAAAGATGGTTCAATGATTGGTTTGAATGATAAATTGCTGCAGCAGTATGTGGAATGGATTGCCAATCGTAGAATGAAAGCAATTGGATTAAAACCTATCTATGACATACCCGCAAAAAATAACCCACTCCCCTGGACGGAACATTGGATTTCGTCGAAGGGTCTTCAAGTTGCTCCGCAGGAGACAGAAGTTGAATCATACATCGTCGGAGGAATCAAACAAGATGTCACCGAGGATACATTCGCAGGATTTAGTCTCTGATTCCGAAGAAGAAAAATCTTTAGAAGCATACAGAGAGGCAGCAAAATCAGATGCCTTTCTGTTTGGTGACTATAATGCATACTCTGCCTTTGATGATAAATAAATTCCAGATGATGGAATAATTTGACAGATTATGAAAATCCCTGGAAGTTTAAGGGAACCGATTTTTTATCTGAGAATATTGACGATAACTTCGGTTTTGTCTATCTCATTACAAATCTCAAGAATGGTCGCCAATACATTGGTAGAAAATACTTCTGGTCAAATAGAAAGCCTAGAGGTAAATCTAGGAGAGTTAAATCTGAAAGCGACTGGAAAAAATACTACGGCAGTTCTGATGAACTTAACAAAGACCGTAAAGAAATTGGAAACGAATCTTTCACAAGAGAAATTCTAAGTCTTCATAAGACCAAAGGAAAAGTCAATTATGAAGAGACCAAACAACTTTTTATTAATAATGTTTTGACCGAAGCACTTGACGACGGAGGACCTCTCTACTATAATAGTAATATTCTAGGAAGGTACATGAAGAAAAATTATGGTAACTTTGGAACAAACTCTTGAACGTAATTATCATTGGGTTATAGATCGTATTCATTATCTTTGTGAAATTGATAAAGAGAGAACTCCAACTTTGGATGATGCTCATGCTATTCAAAGAGAATTCTCCGAGTGGTTAGACCCAAATATAGATGATCATGATGTATTTTCTCTTGAATACATAGGAGATGACTCCTTGTCTTGACAAATTTGGAATGATGTCCTATAATACCAAGGCACTAAAAAGGTCCCTTTTTTAATGATATGATTTTAGAAACACTCCTGGCACTAACGCCCATTGACTATGACCACTTAGCAAGAGCAGTCAAGGTTGAAGCAGCCCCTAACACTATGGACGAATACTGTGTGGCAGTGTCTATCCTTAATCGTGTCAGATCCCCTCTTTACCCAAACACTGTTGCTAGCGTAGTTTATGCTCCTGGACAATATGAAGGATTTCGTTATTGGAGACCAGTTGCTCCCACAACTCTAGTGAATGAATTTAAATCTGATAAGGGAAAGGAAAAATTTCTTAAAGCATACAGTATCATTGGAGACAGAACAAATTTCAAAGGACAGAGTATGCTACCATATCGTGTTGTAGCAGAAGATCCAATGTGTGATCCAAAAGGAAACTTTTTCCACCATCACTGGCAGTCATGACCTATCCGGCACCAGTTATTGCACCTTATGATGAGTGGTTTAGTGAACCAATTTTAACAGAAACTCAAATGGAGTATCAAAAACTAATGGAAAAATCTGATGATGACATTATTGTAAATATGGATGGAGGCGTTGGTGGTTCTTGGAAAGTTGAAACTGAACCTGTCAATATTCATGAAGTGATGTATGACATGGCAACCAAAACCAATAAGACCACAACTCAATTAAATCCTATTGGTGCATCGGAAAATTTTCAAGGAGGTTCGGAAAATTTATATGGATAATGATTGGCGTTACAGTGAAGATAAATTAAAACTTCGTCAACAATCACTTAGTATTCTTTTAAAGAAGTATGGTTCTGAACTTAATCCAACAAAAGAATCTAAATATAAATCCCAATCTATATACGAGTGTGCTCATGATTGGGTTTCCCAAGGTAATGTAAATTGTAACGGCATTATCAAATACTACGAGGCTTATTATGCAAAAAGTAATTAATGTTTTAGCAGTTCTTTCATTTGTAGGAACTGCAGGTATCGTCGGAGGCGGTACTGCACTATATCTCAATAAAGATTCTATTGTTGAGAACATCAAATCTCAAGTAGCATCTGCTGCAGGAGAAGCAATTGCTGGTGCTCTTCCCGGAATGATGGATTCTGCAATGCCAGAACTTCCTGGTGCCACTGGTGGTGCTATTCCTTCTATCCCTTCTACAACTGGACCTGCTTTACCTTTCTGATATGAAAAAAATTATTATGGCTTTGATGGCAGCATGTCTTGCTGCCCCTGTAATGGCAGACCCCATTAAAGATAATGAATATTATACTCATCATTCTATGGGGTGTATGCTTCTTCGAGAATGTACCGATGATGTAGAACCTATCTGGGGTATTGACTATCTGGCACAAGAATATCCTCTGTCTGATTGGAATCCAGTTGCAGAGGAGTTTAGTCGTATGTTGAATGCACTGACTCTTGTAGATGTACAAGTATATCTTGCTGATGAAAAGTATTTCCCAGTAGGACATCGCGGTGTCTATCATACTGTGAGTAACAACTTCTATCTTAACCGAGCATACATGCATCGTCCTGGTGTATTGATGAGTGTGATGCGTCACGAAGGATGGCACGCGGCACAGGACTGCATGGCAGGCACACTTGGTAATAGTATGATTGCTATCATTAAACCTGAAGATCAAGTGCCATCATTGTGGCGTGAGATTGTAGAGAAAAGTTATCCTGTATCAGCATGGCCATGGGAAAAAGAAGCAACCTGGGCAGGTAAAACTGCAGGCATGACACAAATAGCATTGGAATCATGTGCTCGTGGTAGTATGTGGACGGACTATGATCCTACTCCAATGACTCGTGAATGGTTAGAAAAAAATGGTTACATCGCTAAATAAATTTATATTTGCTTATGACTAATGCCGGAAGTTCGCAGCGATGTAAAGGATGTTAAGAATGAAAAGAAACCTGATAAAAAAGGTTTTCTGGGAAAACTAAAGGAGGCAGCAGATGACAAGGAAGAACAAATTGCAATTCTTTCTACTTTTGTTAGGCTTGGCATCCTTGTTTGGAGCGGCGGAATACTCACGCTGGCATACATCAAGTTACCACCAGCCCTTGGTATTCCCGAGCAAAAATTAGATCCTACTTTTATCGCAAGTGTCTTTACTGGGGTGCTTGCGACTTTTGGTGTTCAGGCAGCAAAGAAAGCAGGAGAAGGTGGTGGAAATGGTGGTGGTGGAATCAGTAAAGCAGATATGGAAAGATTGATTGCTGCTGCTGCACAAACTGCACCTGCACAAACTATTCGTATTGAACAGGCTCCCGTACAAATAACACAAGCACCTCCTAAGTCCGACGATTCTTACAAAATGTAATTATGGATAATCAAAAATCTGCATTTAAATGGGCGGCACTGACAGTGGGAACACTGTTCGGTGTTGCTCATCTTGGTATATTGGGTCATCTCTTAAATAAGAACGACCTTCCAATCATAAATTTACCTGTTGGAGATTATACTTCATATACGGTAGAGGCAGGAGAGCAGGGATATAAAATAGATTACTCATCAAATGATCCTAAAGTGTTGGGTGTCCGAAAAAGAGTCGATAAGACTAATGGATTCTTTGGTATTGGTGGGAAATCAAATGTAGAATATGATGAAGAGTATACAATGGATGGAGCCCGCCATATGGGTGGAGGTGCTGAGGGAAAGTTGACTGCTCAAAAACTAGAATGCATCAAAGCAGAGGGCGCTGGAGAATCAACGGGAAGAATGGTGGGTGCTAGTGTTGGTGCTGCTGCCGCACCATGGTTCACTAGTATTCCATATGTTGGTTGGTTAGTTTCCGGTTGGGTAGTAATGTTAGGTCAGGATAAGGGTGCAGAGATTGGTGGAGAACTTGCAACAACAATGAAAGATTGTGAGGAAAATGACTAATTTGAAACCACCTAGTAGGAAAGGTGCCAAGCACTCTGAAGAAAGTAGAGCAAAGATGAGTAAATCTAAACTAAATAAAAAAAATGAGGATTAGTTATGGGTGCTATGATTCCACCAAGCAGGAAGAGTTGCTACAACTTCCGAGTGACGGAGATCAATCGTGTTCTTGATGGTGATACTATCGATGTCACTATTGACCTCGGGTTTGATTTATACAAGAAAGAAAGAGTTAGAATTGCTGGCGTTGATACGCCAGAAAAAAGAACGAGAAATCTAGAGGAGAAGGCACTTGGAATTGACGCAACCGAATGGCTCAAAGCAAAACTGGAAGGCACGTTGGCTGGTGATGATGAGTTGTCTGTTAGGACTGAACTTGTTGGTGGCACTGGGAAATATGGGCGTCTTCTGGGTTGGCTTTACATTGGGGACGACAATGTGTCCCTTAACGAACAAATGATTGAGGAAGGATATGCTCATCCATATGATGGTGGGACAAAAGACATGAACTTAGAAACACTTAAAGAAATTAGGAGGGCACATGGTACGCTTGTTGACTAAAATTAAAGATTGGAATATGGCAATGACAAATAAAATTCAGGACAAGTTTAACTTGACTGATTATCAGATGCTTTGTCTTGCATTTGGAAAAGGATTTATTATTGGAGCAATTCTATTATGAGAAGAGAAATGTTAGATGCTCTCAAGGCACTTGCTATTGGGAACATTAAAAAAGCAAAGATGAACATTGAAGTTTATCTTATCAATCCTGTTGGTATTGGTGAACATCCTGATATTCTTGGTGCAATTCAGGATCAAATTGATTTGATTGCTAAGGAAGAAGAACGTTTGGAAGTTATTAAAAAGTATTTGGAAGATTAACTAGTGGACACATCTGACCTGGATGATTATTCTCTTGGAGATGGTGAGTGGTACACAGAAATGATACTTAGTATAGATGAAGTTCGTGCATTATATGAACATTTTTCTTATGCTTTGGAAACTTGGCCTGGGTCTCCCAGAAGACCCACACACGAACAAGAACTGCTTATGGTAATGAAAATGAGATTTTTTGCAATGCTGCAAGATTATAATTTTTACAATAATTGAGAACTTATAATGATACCAGAAATCCAGTTAGGTAATATTGATATCGGAGTTAATCAAGTTAGTAATTTAATTATTAATGATACACCTGACTGGTTAAAGACACCATCACATGCAGTACCAATATATCCACCAGTAACTTCGCAGATAGGTATTCCTATTGTTGATATGCCTGGATGTGTTGAGTCACACAGAGATAGTAGTGAGAATCAAACTTTAAAAGATGAAGACAGTGATGGCGTTCGAATATATTGTGATGCAGGAACACCTAGTTATAGTCCAATTGATTATGACCCACGTAGATTAGAGATAACAACAGAGTCTCCACCACCTCCAGTCGTCCCAAACACTCCAGAAGCACCACCAACTCCTGATACACCAACACCTCCTAGAACTGATGCTGCATTGGCAGAGTGTCCTAGTAGAGCACAAGAATTAAAAAACCCTGTAGGAAAAATCCTAGAGGGTAATAAAAAGATTACTGGGTATGAGACAGTAGGAAAAGAATGTCTCCCCGTATTTGAAAATTTAAATATACCCGATCAGATTGTTCAGAACATACCATCAGCAGGTATGATAACTGTTACCGCCTCAATTGCTGTAGTCGCGACGACTTCTGCACTGCTTGCAAAGCCTCTTGCTGATCTTTTGTTAAAGGTTGTGAAACCTGTGACGAAGAAGGTAATAAAGAAGATTGCTGCCTTAAGGGGTAAGACGCCCCCGGTACTGTCCGAGTCTGAGAGGAAGGCAGCACAACGGGATCGGAACCGGGCGATAAAGGTCTTACGTTCGGCACTGAAACCGAAGGGATAGTGTGACGATGTTGCTTAACAGTATTAACATTTTGTACTACAACGTCTGCACATATTTTATAATAAGGACTCCTGGGATGAAAACTAATTCCTGCCTGCATTAACTGTCCGCAATTCTTCAAACGAGCGATCTCAAAGTCTAATCTTTTATTGGCAATCATTTGTTGTTGCATTTGGATTTGAGTATCTGCTGCTGTCTTACAACGTTCTTGCAATCCACCATCAAGTGGAAAAGAAAGTGTTGCAGATAAACCAATACTCGTGCTGTAATTTCTGGTGTTTCCTGTTCTTACTGGTTTATCCCATAATTTGGAACCTGGATTGTCTGGAACACCATCACCAGACATTTCCATGGTGGTGA